GTATCCTGGTCCAAAAAAAATGCCCCTCTTAGCGCGTAGTTTTGACTTACCTGCTCGTTCAATCATGAATGTTTCAACATCTTTGTCATGCTTTGAGTAGTTGCATCTAGCACAAGCTGCAGCCAGGTTTGAGGATTCATCTGTTCCTCCGTTTGATACTGGTATTACATGGTCAACTGTTGTAGCTACTGCTCCACAGTACTGACATTCGTTGTTGTCTCTGGATAGTATTTGTTGGCGTATCTTTCGCCATGCTCTTCCTCGACTCATTGTGCTTTCCTTAGATTCTTTTTTATGTTTGTAACTATCTTTGTTACATCTTCTCCTTGTAATACATCTTTTGATATTGGTTCAGGTTTGTATTTGTCTGGTATTTGTGTCTTTTTCAAATGTCCTATAGAACGTTCTTTAAGAGTTATATAAGAGTTATGTAGGACACCATTGTCAGGGGTGGTAGGACGTGTATGTCCGGGGTATAGGACACCCATGTCAGGGGTAGTCATTCTGTATAGGTTTGATTGACCTGTTCTTGTTTCAACTTCTAAGTGTCCTTTGTTGATTAGTTCTATCTGTATTCGTCTGACTTGTCTGGTTGATAAGCCCATCATCTTGGCAATGCGTTCTTGTGACGGCCATGCTGCGCCCTCTTGGTCATTGAAATGGTCTGCTAATACAACGAGTAATAGTTTTTCCATTGGTGTTAGGTTTGGTTGTTCTAATGCCCAACCCACTAGCTTAGCGCTCATCTAGTGCTTCTTTTATCGCTTCTATAGTCGTTTGGTTTGGTTTGTGTGCATCTGCAGAATATGCAGAATTGGCTAAACATGTTGAGCAACCTAAATCTTTGTCAAACAGTTTGTTGCATTCTTTGCAATATAGGTATGTTGTCATGCTCGAAACACCCATATCAAGATTGACACATATGCTGCTAGAAATAACAATTTTTGTAATGTGGTCATTTGTTACCCCTGACAATTTTGGCACATATTGAGCAATGCTTTTTGTTAAATGTCCAATTCCCACAATTTATACATCTCGCAATCAATTTATCCATTGAAGCAACTATTGATGCTTGGCGTGCTGCATAGCGTTCATATTTTGTCATTCTTGACCCCTAATAATTCGTTTGGCAATTTCAATGTCTTGTGGATTCTTAAATAAATCCTTTTTGCGTTCAATATCTTGTGCTAATGATTCTTGTAAGGCTTTAGCAAATTTGTAATCATGTGGCGTATAATTTTTGTTCATTGTGCGTCCGGGTGTTTGTTAGATAAATGCCACATAAATGTTTTGTTCAATGATGCTTGACTTGAGCCGTACAACTCTAGCTTGCAAATGTCGCATTTCATTGTCCAGTATTTGAATCGTTCATTTTTTTCATCTACTTTGAATGATTGTTTGACAGATAATGCAACACCCCACATGACCAAGAATGTGAGTCCTAGTGCTATAAGAATTGCGTGTCCAACTGTAGCTCCTGTATTCAGTAAATCCATTAACGTCATTTCAACCCCAATTTTTTTGAGCAGGTAGGCCAGGCGTTCCAGCCTTGTATTTTCTTTAATGCTTTAGCTCTGGCAAATTGTTCTCTTACACTTGCCCGGCTTGGTTTTCCTGTTCCACCGACATACGCCCAAGAGCGTTCATCAAATTGAAACAAGCCATGATATTTTCCAGTTTTGCTAACCACATCAGGTCTCAAACTGGATTCGCACATTGCTAATGATTTCCATGGTTCAGGTAAATCATTTGGTGATGCTAATAAAATTGTTGCCATTAAAATTCCGGAGAAGTCCATGGGTCGTCCTCTAATCCACCTGCAGCTTGAATTTCAGCAGTTTGGTGGCTTTCTGGTAGCCCTGTTAGCCATGCACTAATGTTATCTCCTAATTGACCTGCTTTGTGGTCATCAAATAGGGGTCTTACATCAGCGAATGTCAAATTACTGTCCGGAACAATGCGTTTGTCTTTGTTGCTTAATGCGAATTGAACGAATGCATTATGTCCTTTATTATTGTCCAGGCGTTTTTGGACGCCCAGATGCGTGTCTAGAATTGATAGAAGATAACCAATCTGTTTAGGTGTGGCGCGTTTATCTGCGCTGGCATTATAGCCGTCATTTATGACATCTGCTTTGGTTCTGAATTTAAGTGGTGTCACGTTTGTTGCAACCGGATATGCACCTAGTTCTTCACCAAGATTAGCTTTAACCATTTCTTCTCTTGAGGGTCTTTGGTCATTGCCATCAATTTTGCCCGGGAATATGTAATTTGCTAAAGCACGAAAAATTGCAGAAGATTCACAATTTTCCATGGCATTGCGAGCATTAACACCTTTTGCTTCTGTGTGTTCATCAGCTAGTCCTGTTGAGACTTGTCTGTCTCCAACAAATACTTTTGCCCGGACAATGTAATGTCCTGCGTCTGCTTTGATTAGTTCTGTTTCAATGCGCCCATCATCTGGGTGTTTTTCCCAAAAGCGTTTAAGTCTTTCAGCTCCTGGTTCGTAAGAATCGAGATTAAAAAATCCCATTTATGCTCCCTGTTTGATTTTGTTTATTTCTTTTTCATCAAAGCGTCTGTGTCCACTTGGTAGCACTTTTGCTTTAATGATTTTTTTGTCAGCCCAACGCCTAACAGTTCTTTCACTAACATGTAACTGTTTTGCAACTTCACTTGTTTTAAGCATTTGACCCATGATTTATGATAACACAATGTCGGACAACTCGGTCAACATTTATTTATGGTGTGTCTAACCCCACTCTTCGCCATCTGCAATGAACTTGCCTTTGTTGTTAATAGGCACAAGCTGTGGAACAACATGATTGTTTTGCACATATAACATTCCAAATCCTTGTTGCCAATTGGCCATTTTTTCACGAATGTATCCAGCACCATGTGAACGAATATCCATGAGGTTTCCAACCTCCATGCCCCAGATAGTGTTTAAACGCCCACCAAAGCCCCTAGAAGCGCTTGCAATGGCTTGCCTGTGGGTATGCCCACAAACTACGTTCTGACCCGTTCTGATGCCCAAATTAAGCGCTGTAAGGCCATTTGAATAAAGCCTACCCTCGTCCCCATGTCCCATCAAAACTCCAGGAGCAATAAAATCCATATGACGCTGGTAAGTTATTCCTAACTTGTTCAATCCCAAAAGATTCTCAATGCGAAGAGCTGTAACTGATTCAAAAGCTGGCGCATTCTTGTATATGTATTTTTCAATTCTTTGACTGTGATTAGAACGCTGTAGCACAAAAGGCTTTTTGTTACCCACAGCTTCTCTAAAATCTTTAAGAACATTGTGAGCTGTTGTAAAATCCTTTTGAAGCGTTCTTTCAAATTCTGCTCTAGTGCCTTTATTAAATGCACCTAACTGGGGAACGTCAATTTCATCACCGACACAAAACAGGCCATCAATCTTGGATTCAAATATGAAATCTTGTAATGCTTCAACATTCTTCTTATGATGAAATGGAATTTGTAAATCTGAAATAATTACATAACGTTTAATGACTTACCTCTTTTTCTTGAGGTCGATTACATCACTCCATATCATATCAGTTTTTGTCTGCAATTTTGTTATTTCAATTTTCATGTCATTTATTTTGTCAGCTAGTGATGACCCACCATTTGGGAACAATTGTTGTTTCATTTTTGTTAGGAGTGCCACTAGGCGAATCATCAAAACTATTATAGTCGCTGCAACACCAATAATGGCTGTGATTTCGTTAACGTTCATTGACGTTTGTACCAATCGGGGTCATAGTCCGTCTCATCATCAAAATCATCATCATCAGGTGAATCAGCGTACTCAAATGTTTGATTGGCGTAATTTATCATTCCAAAAATTTGATATTCGGGCATTTGAGGTGAAGTTACTGTTCTCATTTTTTTCTTTTTGCCATCATAAGTTTCAAGAAGCACAACAAACCCGGTAACCAATTCACCTTGACCATGAACATGATTCATGACCTGTATAAGTGCATCACCAAAAACATCAGGTATTTCAACTTTTTCATCAGACATTCAAATCAACCCCATTCAGCTTGTTAGTCCAACCTAGATATTTGTACTTCCATCTATCTTGAACAATTGTGTAATAGCCTAACCCTATTTTATTTTTGTCAGGTAAATCAGTAGTCCACACATAACCAGGTTTGTGAGATTGGATAGCCACATGGCCAAACTTGCCACCTTTCCAAAAGTGAGTTGCCCCTAGTGGTGCTTTCATTGGGTCGCTAAATTTATTTTTCTTTGGTGTGTTTTCCCAAGCTGATATTGCACTTGGGTATTTAGCTGGAAGTTTCCATGCTTGACGGCAGGTCTTTAGGCATAATCCTTGAACATTTGTTTTGCCCTCAATATGCCATTTTTGCATTTGGTCGGCTGCATCTTTGCCTGACCACATAATTATTGTTCCTTAGATTCGCTTACGTTGATATTGCCAAATGTTCCATCATTAGGATTTAACCAACGAAGTATTACTGGCAATACAGCAGCAAGTCCTGCAGATAGTAAGGCTTTAGGGTCTGTGACTCCTGCAAGATAGCAAGCTATTGATGCAGCTAAGAATGAACGTCCCTATGAGGCTACTATTGCTTTGTAGTTTGTCATAAGATACTTGCCAATTCTTCTGCAGTTAATCCTGCTACTTCTGCTAACTTTTTGATAGCATCTTCGCGTGCTTTTTGCTTAGCCTTATACTCCGTTTCAAGTAGTGCTTGGCTTGAGTTGTTGCTTCTCTGTCAGCAAGAAATGTTTCTTTATCAGCACCAGTAAGTTCAAGAACTTCTTCGCCAACTTGTATTTTAATCTTTTCGGTTGCCATTATCATAATCCTTTACTTATTGTATCCATAAACAGAATAAGAACCAGTCAAATTGCCAGCACCACTAATAAAAGTGAAACTATCTACTGAAGTTGTTTGTTTATAAACTCCACCAGCAGTTTGATAACCATAACCCTGTCTGTCATTCATATTATAAAAACTTGTGAATTGTGTTGTTTTTGGATTCATAAGTTCCATAGTTATATTTTGACGACCATCAACATAAGATAATCTAAAACTTGTGGCAGTTGCACCAGCATTATCGTTGCCAAGAGTAGTTGAAGCATAAGCGGCTTGAATCATAGCACTTGCATAATCTGCACCAGATAAATCACTACCTGCTGCGCGAACACGACCAGTTAAATAACCTGCACTTGCAGCAGTTGTAATTTGAACTAAAATTTTGTAATTATCGTAAGTTGAAGTAAAAGTATCTGCTGCTAAAGAAAAACTGGCTACTGCACTAAAACTAGTCGTATTCAGTAAAACTAGACCTGATTTGCGAGTACCAAGAGCTGTATTCATTGAAGTATCAATTGAAGTGCCAAGAGCACGAATGGCGGCTGCGCCGTCTTTAACTAAAGCTGTGTCGTCGGGGGTAGTCCACCCATAATTTGTGGTTGTTGCCATAGTTACTTATCCTATCGTTAAGTCAAGCCAAGTCAAGACATTATCCAAATTCTGCCATTGAGTTGCAGGGTTGTAGTCTTCCCATTGTACTTCAACTGTTGAATAAATTTTGTTACTTACAAGCATTTGAAGATCTAGCGAGTTTTTACCAAGAGTCCAAGTCCAACCCTCAATATAACCCTCAAATTCACCTGTTGGGAATAACCCAACTGGAAGTGATGACACGAATAAGGCTTTGTCCATTGTGATGCCAAGTAGCGAGTTTCTGGTTGTGTCAGACAAATTTCCGTTGGCTAGGTTTAAGCTGAGAGAATCAAAACCTGTTTTTGGTGTGCTTCTAAGAGCTACAAAACGCGTTGCCTGATTTGTTGCTTCTGTGCTGTTTGCGAGAAGTGTTGTGTTTACCTGTTGGATAACACCATAAAGGTTAACTGAGTCATCATCAATTGCCTCAACTTCTGCTATCGGATCACCATATTGAACCACAACGTTATTAACAATGTCTGCCGTTTGAAGTCTTGTTTGAACACCTTGTGATGAAACAACTTGAGCATCAAAAGGTATTAAATTTGTTCCATAATTATTTGTTCTACGTTCAGCGTCAGCATAACCAATGTTGCCTGCTGTGGTTTCATACATATAACCAAAACCTGTGAACGCTGTGCTGTTGACCATATCAAATGCATTGTCTGAACTAGCAGATCTTGAAAGAAGTGTGTAACGTCCAGCATCAATTGTGTCAATTCCTTGAACACCATAAGTAGCCCAAGTTGCACTAACTGGTACATCTGTCCATTTGTAGGTTGTGCTTAAATCTTCCCAAGCAATATAAAGTGTTTCCTGTAAAATTCTTGTAATACGTGCACCATCAAGTTCAGATGGGTAAGCAACCTGTCCAGCAAATCTTTTAACAAGTTTTGATAAAGCACCCTGAGCTTGAATTTGTAGCACATTTGCAAAAGTCCCACCTGAGCCTGCACCTGATAAAACATTTGAAACACTTGAAACTTCACCTGTGAATAATTTAACAAATGTGCCAAAAGTATTCTTGGTTTCAATAACAACTGAATCAAGCAGGTTAACTGTTGGACTTGTGCCTGAAAGGTTGATTAACTCTAGGTTGCAGTAACTTGGTTGTGTTTGGTCAAATATGTCAACGCGTCCTGCTGTAATTGTGGCGTTGTTTAATATTTCGCTTGTGTACTCAACTCCAGCAATAGTGACTTTGTGTGTGGGTGTGAATACTGGCACAATTATCTCAACGCAACTCTGATGGCTGAGGCTGGTACTTTAATACCAGAAGTTTTTGATGCAGTACCAAGATATTTAGTTACGCTTCTTGCAACACCTTGTGGATCTAAAGCCCCGTTAATAGTTATATAAGTTGGCGATTGGGTTGTATTAATTCCAAGCAATCCTTTTGCTTTATCCAATAATGGTGCATCTGGTGCAAATTGACCTGATGCTGTAGCAAATTGACCTATCAATGATTCGTCAAAAGATTTCTTAAAACTTCTAAATCTTTCTTGCGCTGCATCAAGTTTATCAAATAAACTATTTAATCCTTCTACCATACTTGTTAATAGGTTAATAAATTTAACAAAACCTGAATCTGCTCCTGTTGAACTATCAAATGTTCCAGCAAGTTTTCCAACGCCAGATCCCAATTCCCTTAAAGCAGCACCCAAATCATATCCTGCACCTTGAGCATCATTAGTTTTTTCTTCAAACATTCCTAAACTAGGAACAAGACCTTTTTTCTTTTGACCTGTTAAACCATCTACTATTCCTTGAATTGCTGGAACTAAAGTTTCAGTAGCAAATTTAGCAAATTTCTCAACAACTGGAAGTAGAGCAGCACCTAAACTTTCTTTTGCTTCATTTATGGCAATAGATATTCTTGCAAATCTTCCTTCAAGTGTATTGGCTTCTTGTTCAGCAAAACCTTTAAAAGTTTCGGCAAGAGTCTTAGTAATTTTATCCATATCGCCACTTTTAAGAATGGCTTTATCAATACCTAAACCAAGTTTGCCTAATGAAGCAGAATTGCCATCATAAGCTTTACCTAATGCTGAGGTAACTGTATCTAAATCTTGACCTGTTGCCGAACTAATGTCCATAGCGATATTTAATGCTTTTTGTGCTTCTTTAACATCTTTTGTTGAACGAATCAATCTTGCGTAAGCAGGGCGTAATTTATCATCTGAAACGCCCAAAGATAATGATTGAGCTGTTATGTATTTTTCAACTTCTGCTGTTTGTTCTTTAGTAGCCCCAATAACATTTTCTAAAGTTTTAGCAAGATTTCTTTGAGCCTTTTCATCTTCAATGGCAGCTTTGACAGAATCAACACCAATTTTAACAGCAGCTGTAGCTGCTGCTGTACCAAGAGCTAAAAAGGCTGCTGCACCTACTTTTAAGGCGTCGCCCAATTTGTCACTAAAGTTTTTAGTTTCTTTATCGGCTTTATCAAGTCCGTCAACAAATTGTTTTGTGTCAGCAAGAAGCGCAAGTTTGAGTGTCCTAATGTCAGCCATTATAAACCTGCTTTCCAAGCATTTCTAATTTGTTCATAACCTTTAAGCCATTCTTGAGCAATTGTAGGTTGAAATCTTGACATAGCACGATACAACCACCAACCCTCTTTTCCACCTTTACCAGAGCGTTTAGGGAACTGTTTGTATTGCTTAGATCCGAATTCATTACCCATTATCACATAACCAGCACTAAAAGCACTAGACCCAACTTTACGATTACCACCAATACTAAAACTTGGTGCTTTATCTGATTTGGATACTTTTATTGATTCAGCTACAGCTTTGGCTTGTCTTACATTGTAAGGCGCATTATTTGCAGCGCCTTTAGCATAATTTGCACCACGTTCTGCTAATTCTTGTGCAATCTTTTTCATATCATTTTTTGCAATATCGTCCATTTTGCTGAAAGCACGAAGAAGACCACGATAATCTTTATCAACTTTAACTAATTGAATTGTTTTAGCCATTATTGCGCTCGTTCAATACGTCTACAGCTGTTGCCCATAAATCGGGTTCTGCATTGAGCCAATAATCTGGTGATATCCCAGTTGCTATAGCCAATTCGACTGCTATGCGCCCGACTGATCGGGCTTGGTAAAATTTGCTGTCTCAAAATCAACAGCTGCAATATCGGTAATTGTTGATTTCCAAGTCTCAAAGTTTTCCATCTTCTTTGTGACACGTTGCTGAATTTTGTGACCCAAGAATAAAAGAAGTTGATTACTTGGGCTACTTTCCTCAGTAAGAATTTTGATAATGGAACGATTGTTGTATAGTTCTTTTTCTGCTTGGGCAAGTTCATTAGGTCTAGTCCATTCTTCATAAACTTCACCTGTTTCTAGTTCCCAACGTATTTTTAGTTTAAGCATTTGTGTGCCCCTGTTCTTTGGTTGTTGTTAAGCTGTTAGGTCTTCTGTTGGAATTCCTACAACTTGTAGTGATACTGAACATTGTTGTGCATCTGCGCCAGAAGCAGAAACTCCTGGGTATTGTGGCAATACTGTTCCAGTTAAAGTTACACCTGTTTGTAAAGTTAATACAAAAGCAAGTGCTGTATCTGGTGCAGTTTCAGTTGCGTCCCATAATGCTTTATATAAGCTGTCTGGTGTTTTGCCTGCGTCATTCAAGAAAGTTATATCTAAAGTGACGTTTGAATCAATGTACTTAAATGCTTTACCTGCAAGAGTGTCAAAAGTTAAACGTTCTGTTGCAAAGTTGATAGCAGAACTCAAAATTTGTTCTGAGTAATTTTTGGTGGCAATAGTCAAAGTTAATTGACGACCACTTAAAATAGTTGTTGCCATTGTTACCTTTCTTAGCCTGTGTAGGCTGTTTGTAGTTGTATTTCAGCAGTTAATAGATCGGTACTATTTGTCTGCCTGATTCTAGGGCTACTAACCGATAATACTAGATAGTTTAACGGAATAAGTCCTAAAATTGTTTCTATGTCATCTTCCAAGTTTTTTAACGCACTTGGATTTGAATACGTGGTACTAACAACTTCTAGGGTTAGTCTTACGTAATAGTTTTTGCTGTTACCTATAACCATTGGTTCAAGATATGGGTCAGAAGCCAAAATTAGACAAGCTGGTGGAATTATGATTTCTGGGACGTGGTCATAGCAAGAATAGTTAGTGTTTGAGGTTAATGCTGTTTTAAGTGTTGATCTAAGGTCTGATAAAGCCATAGATTAACCGACTTGACTATTAGAGTCTATGTATTTGCTTATTAAACCTGTGACTTTGTACAAAAGTGTCCGACCCATACGATATGGGGCTGGTGTGTAATCTAAAGCTTGTTGTGTGCCACCTGCAGCTAATCTTGATTGAAATACGTCAATGGCTATTTGTAAAACGGCTTCTTCAACGGCTTTAACGTTGTTGTATTGTGATAAATCATTTGCTGCAGCAATACCATTTGGCACTACAGCTCTAAAATCTTGGTGTACTGTTCCGTTTGTTGTTGTAATTTTGTATGTGTAGGTATCAACAATTTCGGATACTGTTTTTGATCCGTTAATATGTGCTTCTATTCCAGAATGAACAACTGATTGTCCTACATAAAATTTATGTGGTGTTGTTGTATGTAAAATTGCTTTTGTCGCTGATTCATATCTGTGATAATCAACTGCGACTTTCCATTGGGTTAAAAAATCACCAATAGCGTCTTCTGCTGTGTCAATAATTGCATCAAGTGCTGTGTCGTTATATAGGGAAGATGAAACACCAAGTACAGCTCTTAATTCTGCTGCTGAAACTAGTACTGGCATTTTCTTTCCTTTCGTTTAGGGGTGAGGGTGGCACAGGGGCGAACCACCCTCACGTTTTTAACCTAGGGATTAGGTTAGGTTGAAGCGTCTAACTCCACCAGAAACTAATACACCTGTAGCCATATAGCCATAAAGTGCTGTTTCGATTTCACCTGAGGTTGGTGTGTTGGTTGATAGACGTAGTACTGGGCTTTCGTAAATTGCAACTGATGATGGAACAACAATAAATGCTGATTCGTCAATAGTTGTTGCTACTGCGTTTGGATCTACGTAAAGGTCAAGAC